CCGCCGGGTGGACGAGCACCGAGCCGACTGTCTGCGATGCATCGGAAATGGCGTCGTACCGGCTCAAGCTGCGGCGGCATTTGTGCTGCTTGCTGGGAGGATGAGCGCGATGACGGTTAAAGCAAGGACAGCAGCATGACTTACCACGACCCCTCCTGCCTCTGGCGCTGTCTCTTCTGGGTGGCAGTCTGGACACTGTTTCTGGCGGTGGCGACAGCGCCGTTATGGGCCGTTGCCTGCGATTACACACCGGACCCGAAAACGGTGCCGCCGAAGATTCAGGCAATCGCGTTATGACCGACGAGCGCCGCTTCAGCCTGCTGAAAGACGCCGATTGGCGCGACTTCCTCGACGCCATGCTCGCGCTGCGCGACAAGGGATTGCGCCTCGACGTTCTGGTGAAGCAGTGGCGGAAGAAGCGGTCGCCTGATGCCAACCGCTACTACTTCGGCGTGGTCGTGCGCACCTTGGCCCAGCATTGCGGCTACACCGAGGCCGAGATGCACGATGAAATCTTGGGCGCTTACGTCGGCTGGGAAACAAGAGAAGTGCGCGGCCATGTTCGTGAGTTCCCGCGCCGACGCACCACCAGCCCGGAGACGATGGACACGGTGGATTTTCAGGGGCTCATCATGACCGGGCAGCAGATCGCGGCCGAGCTCAACGTCACGTTGCCGGACCAGATTTCGGAGGCTGCGTGAACCACGGTGTTTTCGCAGCTGTGTGCGCCCAGCAGTGGCCCGGGATGAAACAGGAGCACGTCTTCGCGCCCCCGCGCAAATGGCGTTTTGACTTGGCATGGCCGGAGCACCGCGTGGCGTGTGAGATCGAGGGCGGGGTATGTATCAAGGGGCGGCACACGCGCGGCAAGGGCTACGAGGCCGATTGCGAGAAATACTCGACCGCCGCGGCCTACGGCTGGCGGGTGATTCGCGTGACGCCGGGCATGATCGCGAGCGGCAAGGCGTTGGCATTGCTCGGGCTTGCCTTCACGCCGATGGGCGATGTCCTGCATGACTCGGTCTTTCTCAAGCGGCAGGCTGATTGATGCGCGTGGACGGGAAACGCCTGTGCGATGAAAAACTCCAACAACGGGTACGGCGTCTCTTCCGCCGGGATCAGCCGATCGACTGGTTCCGGATTCTTGCCGATCTGCAGTACGCGGGCATCAATAACGCGGATGTGGCGCGGATTCTGGGCGTGCCGGAAAGCAATGTGCGCAACAACTGGAAGCATGGCGGCCGGCCCAACTACGAGGACGGCGCCGCCCTGGTGAAGCTCCACCGCCTAGTTGTAACGCTCAAGCAGGAAAGACAGAAAAGCGACGCGACGGCAATGACCGAACGCGTATAACCGACCCAGCGCGCGCGCATTTTCGCCGAACCCAAACCCAAGCCGAGGAAAGTCACCATGCCCAAGCCGAGGAAAGTCACCATGCCAGGCGAGGAAGCCGATACTGGATCTGAAACCACTGGCCTCGAAGAGGCGGGCTCCACCGAGTCGAACGTGGACGAAGCGATTTCCGCCGCTCAGACTGGCAACACCCGCAAGATCGTGAAGCCGCGCGTCGTTCCGCCGCCGGCGAAGCTGTCGCGCCCTGACCCGGACCGCCCGACGAAGGCGGCGGTGAACGCAAAGAAGCAAATGACATACGACGAGGCCATGGTGCTTCGCGAGAAAGGCGAGCTCAAGAGCGCTGTGCTCACCGAGCATGGTTGGGTGCCGCCGAGCGACCGTGCGCCGCCGGCCGGAACGAAGATCTGACCATGTGCGGGATCGGCGGGGTGTTCGAGAAGATACTGGGCGGTGGCGATGCACCGCCTCCGGTCGTCGTGCGGGAGTCGCCACTCGCTGACCAAGCCAAGGCTGATGCCGAGGCCGCATCCAAGGCGGCACAGGCCACGACCGCGCGCAAACGCCGGGTGCGGGCAAGCTCGTTGCTTGCCACGGGCGGCGAAGGCGATACCACCGCGCCCCTGACGGCCCAGCCCTACGCCGCCGCCAAGCAAACGCTGGGGGGCTGACATGGCTGCCGACGCGGTCAAGCTCCTCAAGCGCCTCGAGCAGCTCAAAACGCGCCGTAGCATCGTTGAGACGGAGTGGCGCGACTGTTACCGCTACACCTATCCGCTGCGTGGCGTAGGGCTTGAGACTTCCGGCAGCACTTCCTCTGACCCTGGGACGACAAACGCCTCGACGGCGCAATCCAACCAAGCCGACCTGCTCGACTCCACCGGCACGGATTCCGCGCGCACTCTGGCCGCTGCGTTGCAGGCGGGCCTAACGCCCTCCAATTCACGTTGGCCATTGCTGGACGTCGCGGACCCTACGGACGAGGAGCGCCGCTGGCTGGACGAGGCGGCCGATACGGTCTGGGAAAATATCCACGCCTCCAACTTCGACGCCGTGGGCTTCGAATGCATGCTGGACATGGTCAGTGCCGGTATGTTCCCGATGTTTGTGGACGAGGCGCCGGGCGGCGGCTACCGGTTCGAGGAGTGGCCGCTGGCCAGCACGTACTTCGCCGCCTCCGTGCCGGGCGGTCCGATCGATACCGCGTTCAACGAGTTCCCGCTCAGCGTCGAGCAGGCGGCGAAGGATTACGGCGTCGAGAAGCTCTCCGAGAAGACGCGCAAGCTGCTGGAAGACAAGCCCGACGAGATCATCCATTTCGTGCGCTGCGTCTATCCGCGCAATTCGAACACGCCGGTCGGCAAGTTCGCGCGCAACATGCCCTATGCCTCAGTGCACATCGAGAAGGACACGAAGCACCCCGTGCGCGAGTCCGGCTACCACGAGATGCCGCTCATCGTGCCGCGCTGGAACCCGGTGCCGGGCTCGGCCTATGCCTTTGGTCCGGTGTCGGAGGCGAAGCCTGACCTGAAAACGCTGAACGAAACGGTGAAGTACGTCCTGGCAAACGCGGACTTGGCCGTGGCCGGCATGTGGGGTGCGGTGGACGACGGCGTGCTCAACCCGAAGACGGTGCGTGTCGGGCCGCGCAAGGTCATTGTCATGGCCGAGCGAGACAACATGTGGCCGCTGGCGCCGGCCTCGAAGTTCGACATCGCCGTACTCGAGATCGACCGCCTGCAACGCAATATCCGCAAGGTTTTGATGGCCGACCAGCTGGAGCCGCAGCAGAAGGCAGGCACACCGCCGACGGCCACTGAGATCGTGGTGCGCGTGGAACTGATCCGCCAGCTGCTCGGGCCGGTGTACGGTCGCATGCAGTCGGAGTACCTGCAGGCCCTAGTGCGCCGGTGCTTCGGCATCGCCTTCCGTGCCGGCGTGCTGGGACGCCCGCCGCGCTCGCTTGCGGGTCGCGAGATTTTCGTGCGCTACAACTCGCCGATCGCGCGCGCCCAGAAGGCTGTCGACGTCGCCGCCATGGACCGCTACGAGGCCTCGCTGGGAACGCAGGCGCAGGCCGGCCTGACCGATGCGGTGGATATGTACGACTGGGATGAGTCGCGCCGGCTGCGGGCGGAACTGCTCGGTGTGCCGGCGAAGCTCATTCCAGACCGCGACATCGTGGCGAAGTTGCGAAAGGGTCGTGCCGATGCGAATGCCAAGGCGGCGCAGACGCAGATTATGATGGAAACGGCCGGCAAAATGGCGGTTAAGGCGGCCTGATGGACAAAGCCGAGATTGCCCGCCGCCGTGTGATCGAGCGGCTGGAATTGTCCAAGGGTCACGGCCTCATCACGGCGCACGGCATCACCTTCCGCATCACCTACGACGATCTGCTCGATCTGGTGCAGGCGGTCGAGATGATCCTGTTAAAACTTACGGGCAAGGTTCTGCATCCGAAGTTTCGGCCGACGGTCAAGAACCGCGCTGCACTGGCGGTGAGCCGCATGGTGGGCGGCGATGTTTCGCTCTACGACGGCTCGCAAGGACCGGCACCGGTCGACGATGTCACTTCCTGCGAGATCACCCAGACGTTCGTCAAGACCCACTACCTGCTCGTGGAAATCCATGGCAACCGCTGGGACAACTGGTTCGGTCGGCTCGACGAGCTGGTGAAGTGCTTGTACATCATCGTGCGTGAAGCGCAGGGCAATCCTTACGTGCCAAAGCTGCAAAGCGCGGTGAACTATCGTCCGGGTGCCAAGTTTGTCGCGAAGGTATCAAACGGTGCGTTCCTGACTAAGGATGTCGGTCATGCCTGAACAAGCACTGGCCACGCCCGAGGATTACGCAGCGACGTTCCAGGGCTTCAAGCCGGGGCAGAATGTCCTGAATGACCTAGTGGCACGGTTTCATGACCGCACGATCTACGTGTCGGGCGGTTTGGAAGGGAGTCGCGAGACGGAGAAACGCGCGGCACAGAAAGAAGTGATTGCATTCATTTTACGGCGAATCGGACAAATCGGAGGCGATGACAATGCTTGAGAAATTCATGCGGTACGTGCTGCAGGAAGAAGCGGGTGACGGCAAAGGCGGCAGCGCAGCAGGCGGTGGGGCTACAGGTGGTGCCGCGGCAGCTGGAGGAGATGGCGCAGGAAAAGGCGTTGCTGCAGCCGGTGATGCCGGTGCGGGTGATGCCAACAAGGGCGCGGGCGGCGAGCAGTCGCTGCTTGAGCAGATCGGCAAGGGCGGAGCCGCCGGCGACGACGGCAAAGGCGGTGGTAAGGCTGTGGACGATGGCGGCAACCTGACCCCCGAACAGCGCGCGCTCCAGATCGCCGAGAAGGACACGCGCCGGCCGAAAGAAGTGCCGGCGAAATATTGGGACGCCGAGAAGGGCGAGGTTAACTATGCGGCGTGGGCAAAGAGCACCACCGAGCTTGAGACCCGCATGCGCACCTACGGCCTGCCGCCGAAGACGGCCGATGAGTACAAGTTCGACGTCCCGAAGGAACTGAAAGAGCACGGCGTGGACCTAGACCCGGCGCTCACCAAGACGTTCCGCGACGAGGCCTACACGATGGGCCTCACGCAAAAGCAGTACGAGGGCGTGATGGGCGCTTATTTCAAGCACATCGCGAACCTAGCCAACCAGGTCTCGCAGTTCTCGCAGGAGAAGGCGCGCACCGAGTTGCTCGGGTACTACAAGACCGAGGAGGCGATGACCGAGAACGTCCGCAACGCCTTCCGCGTGTTCTCGTCGTTCGCCGACGAAAAGGACATGGAGGGTATCAATCAGATCGGCAACATCCCTGCCGTGATCCGCGTGCTGGCCAAAATCTGGCCCGAGATGCGCGAGGACCCGAACGTCAACCCGGACACGATCCTGGAGGGCGAATCCCTGGAGAACCTCATGCGCGGCGGTCCCGGCAAGGATGATTCGCCGTACTGGAACAAGACGGACCCGCGCCATAAGGTGACCGTGGCCAAGGTGCAGGCGCACCACGAGCGCCAAGCGTCCGCGCGCCGGAGGAAGGCCGGCTAAAAACGTCGCAAAAGCGTTGCGCAGTCGCTGTAAATTGTGCCTGTCCGTCGCCGAATAACCTCCACCGAGGCCGGCGGCGGGCAGGAAATCGAGGAACAACCGGCACGGCCGGCCCTCCGTCCAGGCACCGCAGGACGCTAAACCGCGGGCAGTCGCAGTTCGGGCCCGTCGGCCTTCGGCTAAATGACGGCACAACCCGTGAAGAGTTGACCCATTAACTTTTTACGGAGAAACCGTCATGAGCTTTCAAGTAACCGAAGCGTTCGTGCAGCAGTTCAGCGCGAACTTTTACCACCTCGCGCAGCAGACGACATCGCGGTTCGAATCCCGCGTGCGCATCGAGTCTGGCATCGTTGGCGACTCGAAGAAGATAAATCGCATCGGCTCCACCGCAGCGCAGAAAAAGACCACGCGCCACGGTGACACGCCGCAGATCGAAACCCCGCACTCTACCCGCTGGATCGACCTGGACGACTACGAGTGGGCCGATCTGGTCGACGAACTCGACAAGAAGAAGATGCTGGCGAGCCCGGAATCGGACTACCTCAAGGCCGGTGTCGCGGCGATGAACCGCTCGAAGGACGACGTGATCTATGCCGCCGCGCGCGGCTCGGCTCGCACGTCCTCGGGCACCACGGCGCTGCCATCGGCGCAGAAGATCGCGCACGCAGCGGCTGGCCTCACTAAGGCCAAGCTGGTCACCGCGCGCAAGCTCTTCCGTGCCA